CAGCGCGCACGGTAGAAGAGGCGGAACGCTCCCGTGACGTTGCTACCGCTCGCCGGCCCGATCTCGAGGATGGGCGTGGGCGGGCTGCCGACGTAGGAGACGGCGCCGTACCAGTAGCTGTCGTTCGGGCCGTCGATATTCCGGCGCTCGAGCACCTCCGTCAGGCTGGAGAGCGTGATCCGTCGCTGGATCGAGGTGGTGCCGACGATCGAGATGATGTCCCGGAGGTCATCCGGGAGGTCGATCGAGTAGGGCTGGAGCGTGAAGTCCACGTCCGTCGCGTCAGCGCCGATCGAGGTCGTGAGCGTCACCGCGTTCGCCGAGACGCGGCTGGCGAGCGTGTAGAAGCCCGTCGTGACCGTCCCGTCCGTGATCTCGATCTGGTCGCCGTCCACGAAGGTGTAGTCCGTGAACGCCCCAGTGCTCGTCAGGGTGAGCGTGGAACTGACCCAGGTGGCGTCCGTCCCGCTCGTCGTGCCCCGCAGGGAGAGCAGCGTGGAGCGTCCCTGAGCCCAGCGCCATGCGTGCATCGAGTGGAGGTGCTCGCCGGCCTGGTTGATGACCGAGATGGGGTCAAGGTCCGACGGCAGCTCAGACCCGCCCAGGGTGTCCCGGACGTGATCCAGGAGGTGCTTCAAAATGAGCGCCATGGATGGGTCTCAAGGAAAAGGCCCTGCCCCCGCTAGGAGGACGGGAGCAGGGCCAGCGAGGAGCGCGAAGGGGGGATGGTCGGTCTAGCTGATCGCGGCAGGGGGCCGGTGCGGCGCGAAGAGCCCTTGGTGCAGGAAGACCTTCTTCAGCCGCTTCGTGGTCAACGCCGCGTTCGAAGTGGCGAGGTAGGTCGCCACCGCGCTCTCGGTAGTGGCCACGTCCGGGTCGAAGGTGTTGATGCGGGCGGTGCCGTTCGATCCGTAGACCGAGAGCGGCGAGCCGGGCTTGCAGGTGGTCGTGCTGGATCGGGCGACGTAGGCGTCCACGAAGCCGAAGAAGCAACAGGAGACGATCGCGTTGTCGCTGATCGACGTGTCCATGACGACGCCGAAGCAGCCGCCGCGTTGGATCGAGGAGCCGATCGTCGTGCTCGAGATCGGGTCGATGACCGTGTTCCACACGGTGTCGTTGGAGGCACCGGGGATGTAGCTATTCGCGTCGTTCGTGGCCGCCTCTGTGGCCTCGCCAGGCGTCCAGGCAAGCTGGACGACATCGCCCTTGCTGAGCGTGTGTCCGGTTCGATTCCAGCATCGCGCGCGGTCGCGAATCGGCGAGACCCCGCCTCCGGTCACGTCCGGAATCTTGGTCGGCTTCTCGAAGAAGATACCCATAGTTGTCTTGTCTCCTTCTAGGGGATGTCAGGCGTAGAGGTTCGGGCCGGTGCCGCCAGCGATGTAGAGGTCGCCGGAACCGCCGGGGCGGATGAGGCACTGCCGCTGACGGCTGGTGCAGATCATGTTGCCCCAGATGAAGACCGGCATGACGAACGTGTCCGGATCGTTGAAGTGCTCACGCACCTTGCCGCGCTCGAAGAACATATCCTCGTCGAAGACGGGGTACAGGTAGTTCGAGTTGATGAAGTAGTAGCGCGGACCCGTCGGGTACAGCGCGGCGCTGTCGCTCTCGGCCACGTTGTTCGTGATCGTGCCCGCCGTGCCGGCCGGGTACAGCGTCGCGGTCTGGAGCGCCGTGACGTACTTCACCGGGATGAAGTTGAAGGACGGATCCGTGAAGGCCGAGTCTTGGCGACCAGCGATCACGAAGAGGTCCTGCGAGGCGCGCAGCGCGATCGTGTAGGCGAGCTGTCCCGCCTCCGACGTGAAGATCTGCTGGTTGTTGTAGGCCGGATCCGAGAAGTACTCGCCCTGCATCGGCGGCTTCTCGAAGTGGACCTTCTTCCAGGCCTTGTCGAGCGCCACGAGGATCGTGTTCGGACCGACAAGGGAACCGTTCGACACGATCGCGTTTGAGTAGACGACGACCGGGTGCTTGAAGCGGTCCTGGCCACGGATCGTGCTCGTCGGGTCGATGCCCTCGATCGTGGTGAAGGCGTTGCCCGCCGTGCCCGTGTTGTTGTACAGGCCGTTCGTGTACTCGTTGACGAACGAGGGGATGTTGTAGAAGCGCCCCTCGGTGCCGCCTGCGGCGGCCTCGATCTCGGCGCCGTCCGGCTCGCTCCACTGGTAGGCCTCGTCGAAGTCCCAGTAGTCCGTCCACATCTGCTGCTCGAGGTGGCGGCGATGATCCACGAACTGGTGGAACATCTTGGTCGGGTCGCCCGAGCGTGCGCCCTCGTTGAGCATGATGGCTTGACGCGTCCAGGCCATGTGCGTCTCGCGGAAGCGCATCTTCACCGCGCCGTGGACGAGCTTCTGTGGCTGACTCCAGGTGCGCGTCTCACCGGGCTGGACGTGCTTCGTGACCTGGCCGGTCTGGAAGAACGTGGCGAAGCGGATCTCGGATCCGCCTGACACCATCTTCTTCATGCCACGGTCGCCGCCCATCAACGCACCCGTCGAGTAGGTGCGGAAGAGCTGCGCGTCGTTCACCACGTCGCTCGGCGACGTGATGTACAGAGGCCCCTGGGCCTCCATGAAGTTGTTGTACAGGGTGACTGAAAGTCCAGACATGGATCAATCCTTGGTGGCTTGGCGGGAGATCGCCTTCGCACCCGCGAGGTCATCCGGATGCTTGCGGAGGTGGTCGAAGATGGCGCGGGCCTTCTGGTCCACGTTGAGCTTGCGCTCCTGTTTCGTGCGGCCCGGCTGCGTGGGCTGGCTGGCCGCGATGCGGCTGGCCTCCTCCACGTCTTCCACCGAGGGGAGTTCAGGCGCGCTCTTGCGCCCGTACAGGAGTTGCGCGATGTCGTCGTACGCCTCTTCGGCCGAGTCGTACTTGTCCTGGTTATCGCGCATCGCCAGTTCGGCTTGCGCCTTCACGATGCCCCAGGCGCCGTCGCCTTCCTCGCCCTTGAGCTGAGGGTACGTCTCCGAGAGGCGCGAGCGATTGGTGCGCGCGATCTGGGAGCGTCCGCGCTTCATCCCGTCCTCGAGCATCTTCTCGATCTGCTCGATGCGGCGCTCGCGCGGCTCGACGAGGGCCTTCAGCGCCCGGCCGAGGGTCTTCCCCTCGTCCTCACCGAACTGCTCCATGAGCTGCGCCTGCACGGCCTCGAAGTCGCTGTCCTCGGTCTCGGGCTCGGGCTGTGCGCGCTCGGAGAGCAGGCGCTTCATCTCGGCCATCTCGGCCCGCATGGCCCGGAGATCCTCCTGGGCTTCCTGCTTGGGCTTCTCGGCCTTCGCTGGCTTGGGCTTCGGCTCCGCCTTGGGCTCGATTACGCGAGCGTCTTCCGGAACTTCCTCACCCTGCGCGATCTGATCCGCCTTCGTCTTCGCCAAGGCACCATCGAAGTTGGCCTTTGCCTCGGCGAACGCCTGCTCGGGAGTCTTCTGGGTGGGAGCCGCCTTCGTCGGTGTCTTGTCCATCGAAGACAAGAAGTGACAGGGCTGCGGACAACGCCGCTACGATTCCTCAAGAATCAAAGCGAACGCGAGTCTGCTCTTTGTCCTGCAAGCGCTTGGCGATTTCCTGCGCTTCGTGGCGGCTCGTGAAGTACACGCGCCCCTTCAACGGGCCGCTCGGGATGTGACGGATCTTGCCCGAGCCATCGTCCCAGTCCTTCGGGATCTGGTAGCTGACGCCACCCTCGGCTCCGCCGCGCTTGTGGATCTCGAACCGATGTCGTCCGCCGCGCGCCATCTAGGCTCCTGTGCGTTGGCCACGGCCGCCTTTGCGGCCCTGGTACTTCTCTTCGAAGATGTCCGGGGCGCCATCGAGCCCGAGGTGCGCTCTGCGCCCGCCGAGGCGTGCATCCGGAGCGGGGCTCGCTCCAACCTTCTTCGGCGCATCTTCGATCGGGTGCATCTTGTGCTCCTGCATCCCGGCCACATCGAGGCTGCGGCCGAAGGTCGGGATTAGGTCTTGGCCGTGCCCACGCTTGAACCGATTGCTGTTGTTCATGGTCAGGAGTCCGGGACGAAGGGTTGCTTTCGTGCGCCTGCCCGTCGGTCCGTCTCGGCCCGAACGACGGAATCCCGCGCGGTTTCGGCCTTCATCTGCGCCTGCTCCTCCGCGCTTGCTGCGCAGGTCGTAGCGTTCTCCCAGCTCGGACGGGGCCGCTTCACGGCGTCCATCGAGGTGGCGAGCGTGTGTGAGCCTTGAGGTAGGGCCATGGCGTTGTCTCAGTTCGGGAAGTTCGTCTGCGGGCCTGACTTCACACCCTGCTGCGTGATCGTCGAGCACTCGCAGGGGAAGACCGGCTTGACGCTCTTCGCCTCGCCCGCTTCGGCGGCAGCCTGGGAGGCCGTGCTGGGGGTCGTCTTCTTGTTGACGCCGCCCTGGAAGTTCATCTGGGTGGTCATGGGTTCACCTGTGACTGGTTGGAACTGGTCGTGCTGCTGGTCCCCGGCGCGCGGGGAGCCTTGTTCGCCTGCCCTCGGGCTGCGTTGCTGGCGGGGCGCGCGTTGCGCGAGAAGCCGGCCGGCGACTCGGAGGACTTGAGGGCCTGGAAGGGCTTGAAGTCGGCTGCAAGGCGCGGCTGGGGCGTCTGCTCGCCACCCTGGATGCCCTGGAGGTTCATCTTCATCATCATCTGGCCGAAGGCCATCGCCTTCGGGAGGTTCACGATCCTAGCCCAAGACGGGTCGCGCCAGTTCTCAGCCTTGCGTGCGAGCACCTGATCCCATTCCACCCACGGGAGTTGCGGAATGAGCGGCGCGAAGGTGGCCAGCCACTGATCCTGCTGGGCGCTCATCTCCGCCTCTAGGAGCTCGGACGTGGCGCGCATGGAGATCGGCTCGACCTCGATGTCCATGTCCTCGAGTAGGTCGGCTGAGTCCATCCCGCCATTGAGCACGGGGTACTCGATCGGCTCACCGGTCACGTCGTCGTGGAAGACGCCCTCCGCCTCCGGCCCGAGCGCGATGCGCGAGAGCGGGTGCATGGCGAGGTACCAGGCCTCCTTCTGCGCGATCGGCTTCACGACCGAGGTGATGAACTTCTCGGCCATATACCCCATCCGCTTGTTGGAGGACATGCTGGCGATCGAGGCCTCGGTCGCCGTGCTGGCGCCTGTCGCCTGCCCCTGTGCCGCCTCCGTGAGGCCGCTCGACTGTTCCAGGTTGTTCCGGAGGAGCTGGAGCATCTGGAGGTGCTGCGCGGTGATGCCGCCCTTCTCCACGTCGCGGATTACCTTGTCGATGTCCTCGTGGCTCTCGAGCTCGAAGATGCCCTGGTCGTTGAACTCCGAGATCTTCTCCGCGATGTCGGCGGCCGAACTCGAGGAGATGGCGATGCCCTTCTTGTAGTTGCGGATCGAGGCCACCGCCGCTGCCCACACCGAGTTGTGGATCTCCGCCTGCGCAGCGTTGGCTGCGAGCGGGGAGAGACTCACCACACGGTCCGGGACGTACAGGTAGCCGGAGAACGTGTACGGGCCGTCACGCGGTCCCCAGAACGGGCGTGGGGCGCGCAACTCTCCGCCGTTCCTGCCGACCGTGTAGATCGTCCCGTGGAAGCCACGCTGCGCCTCCGGGGTGAACTTGCGCCCCTTCTCGTCCTTCGCAGAGTCGAGTTCGGCCTCCGGCACCCAGATCTCCCAGAACTCGATCTCGTTGCGATCGTAGGTCTCGTTGAGCTCCTCGCCGCGTCCCTTGCGCTCCGGCGGCGTGCTGAGGAGCGCGATCGCCTGCTGGTCCCAGCCGCGATTCGGCTGCTCCTTCGCCTCACGCTGGAGGCTGTCAACGTCTCGGATGATGCGGTGCGCCTGGAAGCGACACTCGGCGTGCTGGATGGCGACCGGATCCCACACATAGTCCGTGAGGGACATACGCTTCGTCACCGGGCGGTAGGGCGGATCCTCGCGCTCGAGCATCCCCATCACTGGGCGCGGCGTCGTCATCGCCACGCAGTACTTGAACACCCAGTCCGTGCCGAGCTGCTCGATCGTGCGCTTGGCGTTCGTCAGCTCGAAGTTGCGGTTGACGGCGAGTTGCACCGCCTTGGCGAGCGCCGCCGCTGAGCCCTGCCTGGGCGTCTTGGTGCGGATGCGCGGGTTGCCCGAGGCCAGGATCGGCAGGAAGAGCGAGAGGTACTTGTAGGCGTGGTTGTCGAAGTCCACGTCCCCGTAGGTGCCCAGCCGATAGCCAGGCCCCACGAAGGCCGCGATCGACGTCTCGTAGGGCTGGCCAAGGAACTTGTCCCGGTGCTCTACGCCCTTGCGTACCTCGTCCCAGAGTCCTTCCGACGTGAGATCCAGCGCCACGCACGCGAAGGGTGGCGATTGAGGCGGCGTATGCTACGACTCCGCAAGGCGGCGTTCCGCCTCGGCGAAGTCCTCGGGCGTGTTCACCATCAGGTAGGAGGCGGGCACCAGATTGAGGTGCGGCGCTGCACGCTCGAACCAGTAGTAGCCCGCGTGGCTCCAGTCGGGCGGCTCCGTGGACTTGTCCGCTTCCTCCCAGTCCTGTTGCGTGCCGCAGTGCAGCGCGCGTGGGATGAAGGCTTTGCCAGCCTTGTGGACGGCGGCGGCAGCGATCCACTCGGCGCGCATGAATGGGGCGTCTCCACAGACCCGCACCAGGCGGTCTGGCTCGAGCTCGGCCGCCAGGCTCGTGTAGCGGCTCAGCACGTCCTCGAGCGAGCCCCTGCGGTACTCCATGCGCTGCTCCTCCAGCCAGCGCGCCAGCGGGTCATCCATGCGCGTGTCCGAGGTGAGAACCACGCGCCTCCAGGGGCCTCTGCAAGCGTCCCAGACGCGGCGCAGCATCGGGACGCCATGGAGGGGCATCAGGACCTTCCCCGGCAGCCTAGAGCTTCCTAGGCGCGCCTGGATCCCAACTACGATGCTCATGGCTCTCGTGGGAACTCCACGACCTTGACGCCGCGGCGCTTGGCCTTGCGAACCATGTCGGCCGTGCCGCGCCCGCCAGGAAAGGCGAGAACCATGTCTGGGTTGAATGCCTCCAACATGCGCTGATTTCGCAGAGGGCCAGCGGCTTTCCCATTGGCATCCCAGTCGGCGACGAATGCCGTGTGCAGCACGCGATGCCGCACACACCACTCAGCCGCGAGAGCATCTGCGCCAGTGGCTCCGCCGGTAGCTACAGCCTCCGGCTGGCATCCATCGAGTGCCAGCCAAACACGGCCACGATCTGAGAAGTCCCTGCCGCCACAGACGATGACCTTCATGCCATGAGCACCGCCTGCGGCGTGCGGTACTCGAACTCCACCCCGATCTCCTTGGCGCGCGCCTCCAAGGCCTTGAGCTGCTCACGTTCGTGCTCCCAACGCTTGAACTTCACCGGGTCTCCGGTCTTGAGCAGCTCGTTGATCTCGCCCTGCAAGCTGTTGCGCATGAGGAGCGCCGTCTGGTCCTTGCCCTTCGACTCGTTGATCTTCTTCTGCACGTTCCCGAGGGAGCGGCGGTGCTGCTCCAGCTTGGATTGCTGCATCTCGCACTCAGCCTCCGTGAGGCCTGCCGCCCACGGCCCCATCATGTCGGCGCAGAGGATGCGCACTTTCTTCGGGCGGAACATCAGAACCCTCTCGATCGCGGCCAGCAGGCCGAACATGTAGCGCTTGACCCCATCCATGCCCTGCACCACGCCGAAGGGCGTCGTGCGGATGCCGACGGAAGCTGGGAGGTACGGTTCCCACAGCGGCACCATGTCGATGAGCTGGATTACACCAGCGTCCGGGATGATCGCGCTGCGCGGGCACCAGAGCTGGATGGGCGGCACGAGGTGCCGGGCCAGGTCGAAGTGCTTCATCAGGTGGACCGGCGAGTCTGCGAACATGCAGAAATCGACCGTGATCCCATGGTCGATCACATCGATTGCCCTGTTGACCGTGACGACCGGGCACTCGTCGATCAGGTCAGCGCGCGTCAAGAACTCCCGAGAGGGGCCTCCCGAGATCACGTTCCATGCTTCGGCTCTCTTCGTGGTCGTTGAAGGGGTTGTCATTCGATGCGTACCTGAGTGACTGGCCGTTCTTTCTCGGGCCTGTGGGGCGGATGACGAAGTGTGTGCCGGCGCTGGTGGCGAAGCCTGCCTCCATCTCGGAGATGAGGATCTCGTGCAGCTTCTCTCCGATGGGGACGCCGATCATGTCCGGCTCGGCGTCGGGCAGGATCTCCTTGGCGAAGGCGTAGGCGGTCGAGGAGCGCAGCTTCGGCACGAAGATCTCGGCGCCCTTCATGTCCTCGATGCGATCGATCACGAACTGCGCGGCGTCCTTCGCCTCCAGCCAGAAGCGCGTGGACTCCATGCTGCGCAGCGGGAAGGACCGCGCGCCCTCGGCCTTGAGCCTGTGGAGTGTCTCCACGAACGAGCCGCGCGAGCCCAGCACGTTGCCGTAGCGCACGCAGGAGAAGGCTGTGCGTCCTGGAGCGAGCGCGTTCGAGGCCATGAAGATGCGCTCCATGCAGAGCTTCGTTGCGCCGTAGAGGTTGATGGGATCAACCGCCTTGTCGGAGGAGACGCCCATGACCTTCTTCACGCCGGCCGTGATCGCCGCCATCACGACGTTCTGCGAGCCAAGCACGTTCGTCTTGACGTGCTCGAACGGGTTGTGTTCTCCGCTCGGGACGTGCTTCAGAGCGGCGGCATGTACGACAGTATCCACGCCGCGCAGGGCGAAAAGGAGCCGGTCGTAGTCGCGCACGTCTCCGATGAGCCAGCGCAAGCGCGGGTCGTCGTCAAGCTCACGACGCATCCGAAACTGCTTATCTTCGTCGCGCGAGTAGATGGCGATGCGCGAGTAGCGGCCCGAAGACAGCGCAGCAGGAACGAAGGCATGGCCGAAGGTGCCGGTGGCGCCAGTGACGAGGATGTTCATCGAAGGTTCCACGCCAGAAGTTTGGCTAGTTGGTGGTGGTGGACGTGCGTCGACACCTCCTGCGTGGCCTTCCATTGGGAGATCGGCTTCCTATACCCGCAGTCGCATGTCACCGTCCACGGATATAGGTTCTGTTTGGCAACTACGATTGGCCATCCCCAGCCGATGGGTTCGCGCCGGATAGTGTAGTCTCCACTCATCTCCACTCCTTCTTGCTGAGGTCGGGATAGATGCCGGGCAGCGGCTTGTTGTCCTTCGGGAGCGACTGGAGCAGCCAGAGCCCGCGCGCCGCTTCGGGTGGCGTCATGTAGCAGTGCAGGCCCCATCCGAATCCTTGCTGCTCGAAGACGTCGCTGTGCTGATCGCGGCCGTCGAATCGGGCGCGCTTGAACCACTTCGCTTCGTCTTCGTCGTCACAGAGGATCGCGCCGCCGCGCCCGATGGGCAGATGCTTCGTGGCCTGAAACGACAGGCACGTTAGCGTCCCCGCCTGGTACATATTGGCGCGCAGCCAACGGGCGGCATCGACGATGCCTGTGCCGGCGATCATGTATTCGCCGTCCCACTCCTGATCGTGGAAATCCACCATGAACCCAGCGTTGCGTGCTGCTTGAACGACGCCGACGTAGGTGTACTTCGGCAGATATATGCCCTCCCGTTCTATGAGCGGATGCATACGCATGAAGCACAAGGCAAGCGCGTTTGTGCAGGAGTCCACGGCGATGGCGTAGGGCGCGCCGCAGTAGTCGGCCAGCGCCTTCTCGAACTCATCCACGACGTGCCACGCCTTCCGATCGCTCATCGCCGCGCCTTCTTCTTGTCCGCACGCTCTCGCTTCATCTTGAACATCTCACTCCCATAGGTGTCAGGCGATAGCGGCTCGGCGAAGGCGAGTTCCTTCCCGAAGCCGCGCGCGTAGTTGAACGTCTCATCCATGCGTGCCCCGTCTAGGCAGTGCTCGTCGCACTTCTCATCCGGGATGCTCTCGTCCTTGTCGCTGCCTGCCTTCCTGAGGTAGACCCAGGACTCGATCTCTTCCTCGTAGCACGTCGGGCGCCCAAGGCGGCGCAGCTCTTCGTCGAGGCCCTCGGGGAAGGCGTCACGGAAGAGATAGGTGCGCTGATGGCCGTCTGCCGCGCCGAGCCCTTCACGCATGAGGTCGATCTGCGTGGACTTGTCGCGCGCCTGGCGATGGCCGCCGCCGATCGGAGGGCACTTCACGGCGAAGGCGGGGACGCCGCGCCCGACGCGCTTCCCGAGCCGGATGTTGAAGTAGCTGATGGCCTCGGGGTTGGAGCGGTCGCAGGAGAAGTGACGCACGCCGTACTTTCCGAACCAGGATTCGGCCATATCGGCCCACTCTTCACGCTGCCACTTGAGCTTGCAGACCTCCGCCACGCGGAAGCGGCGGATGTGCTTGTGCCAGCGCGGCGAGTCGTAGGCCCAGAGCGACATGGCGCCTGGGTCAGGGTGCCAGCCCCAGTCCACGCCGGCCGTGAAGTAGGCGATGCGGATGGGTTGGTCGATCCCCTTCAGATGTGCGAGCCACCCGCGCTGCTCATCGTTCTCCATCTCGCCGTCCACGACGTGCTTCTCGGGATCCCAGTTGTCGAGGATGAGGCCGTCGGCGGCGGCCCACTGCCCGAGGTAGAAGCGCTTGTAGCGCACACCCGTCAGGGTGGCCCTCAGGGTATCGACGTACTCAGCGCCCTCGCGCGTCCAGGAGCCCTCTGGGTAGATCCCGTTGTAGAAGAATGGGTTGTCCCAGTGACGGAAGCGGAAGCGCTGGCGCTGCGGTGTCGCCTGCCCTGTGCCGAAGCGCTTGTTCAGCCAGTGGCTAGGGGCCGCTGGGTTGCAGTCTGCGGTGATCTGGTGGTACGGCGTCTGGAACGAGCTCAGGCGCGTCGTGAGCGTCTCCCAGGCGGCCTCCTTGGTCTCCTCGGCCTGGACGACGTAGATCCGGTCCCATTTCGTTGAGAGGATGGGCGAGGCCGTGTCGAGCATCGACTCGAGCCCCGCGAAGTAGATCTCGCTGCCGTTCGGGTAGCGGTAGAGGTCCTGGTGGTCCCTCGAGGCGCTCTTCGAGATCGCGGGGTGGCCCTGCCAGAGGATCTCCTCGCGCCAGTCGCGGAGGATGGACTCGTTGAGGGACTTCCTGGTCTGGCGGCAGACGAGCTGGCGGGAGCCTGGATAGTTGCGCGCCGTGGCGTCGATCTTGAGCAGGAGGCTCCAGGACTTCGCGGAGCGGGTGGGCCCCTCGCAGAGAGCTTCCCGGCCCTCGTACATGACGTAGGCGGCCCCTGGGCCGCGCACGGTGCGGCGCCGGTCGATCACGTCAGGATTCGCGGCGGCGGCGCTCATCGCTCTCCTTGAGGCTCTCGGTCGGGTTCCAGATGGCGAGCACGCGCACTTGCTTCGAGGCCTTCATCAGCGTGAAGCCTGGCGGAATCGGGCCGGTTCTTCCGGCGCGGCGCGCGTCCGAAGTCGTGGCGTAGATTCCGAGCTTCACGAGGAGCTGCGGCAGGTCCTGCGCGGCGATCGTCTGGTAGAGCTCGGTGGAGCGTCCGTCGCCGAAGAGGAGATCCGCGTCGCCTGGCTCGATCTTGGAGCCTTCGATAATCACGTTCACGGCGTCCTCTTCGGGTAGAGATCTATCGGCTCGGACCACTCCTCGATTTTCGTCCAGCCGTTCTTGGTGCGCGTGGTGCGGCGGAGCTGCCACAGGCGGGACTTGTTCGTGCCCCCGCGCTTGAGCTTGGGTCTACGCCACTCCCAGATCTCCACCATGAGGCCTGCGGCGAGGATGGGGGCGAGATTCGGGTGCGCCTCGATCGCGTCTCTGTGTGGCTTCAGGGAGCCGTAGGAGGCGTTCTGGACGAGGATGGCGCAGCAGGACAGGAGGAGCAGGCTGTCGGCGATCCCGAAGCAGTCGTGGCGCTGGCGGCCTCTCCAGCTCTGCACGGTCTCGCATGGGATGCCGTGCTTGGCACACCACCGGGCGGTTAAGGCGTTCGTGGAGAACCGAGCCATTCTTGCGGCACGGTATCGACCGCTCGAGCGAAAAAGAAGGGAGCCTCACCCGGTGGACGAATGAGACTCCCTTGAACGCTGTACCGGCGCCGGGTACATCGCTGGTGTCTTACTTCCAGGCAGATCGTCGCCGAGCCGAGCCTGCCGTTCAACTCCTAAGTCCACCCCGAGGGATAGTGGCGAGCCCGGCAAGACCCTCCCTGCTGACCCTGGTCGGCACGCGTGAGTCCAAGGCCCCAACGTCCGGCGCTCTGGCCTGAGCGCTGTCCGCGTGATTCTGCGCGTCCGGAGACCACGACTACCGGGGGGTCGCTGCAAAGGTGTGATCGTGGCTCCCTCGGCTAACTGCGTCCGGACGTTCACGGCGAGCCTGGGGCTTCCTGAGAGGCCCCAACTCCAGCACCGGTCCATTCCCAGCGAGCGTCTGGAGGTGCCCGATGGGCACCGATGACACTTACCGAGAACGTACAACACGCCTGCGGCGTGCTCTGGTACCGTTACTCATGTGCTGGGGTCAAGTGATGTGGAGAGGTGCCTCGATCTCGTAGAGGCTGACGGCAGGCGGTGCCTGACCGTAGAGGAGCGGGAGAGCACCGCACGCTTCTGGATGCGGGAGTTCTCTGCCGAGACCCCGAAGGCGTTAGAGGGGGCTGTACTCACCTTCCTCCGGGAGAAGCCCAGAGGGCGCCCGTCCATCGGAGAGATCTGGGCCATCCTCCGCCGAGGTCAGAAGCCCCACAGCCCAGGCGAAGGGGCGCGCGCGCTGGAGCTGCGCTGGGCCTCCGAGATCCTGGAGAGTCCGGAGCGATTCCGGAACCCCAACTACGAACACACGATCCACAGCGCCGAGCGGGTGCTGAGGCGCTGGGGTGTAGCCTCATGGCAAGACGCCATGGCGGAGACGCATCCTGGTTGGACACCACCGATGACCAGAGAAGCCTACCTATGAGCGAAGAGCAGACAGCCGATCCGAAGCCCCGGAAGCGCCGCACCGTGGAGGAGATCCGGGCCTGGCACGAGGCGGAGATCAAGGCGCTCGAGCAGAAGGAGAAGAACGAAGTGCATCGCCTTCTGGCTCACGCACACGACACGCTGAAGCAGGCCGGCGCGCTGAAGGCTGGGAAGAC